CCCAGTTGAGCATTACAGGGAATTGCTTTTCGCAATGGGCGCAGTGGGCTTCCACCTCCTTGATTTCTGGGCCAGGTTGTGCTTCTAATAGGGCTTCAATAATCTTTGCTCGGTCCTTCATACCTAACTTTTTTGCCCAAGCCAATGGGTTTGCTGGCTTGTTACCGTCTTCCCAAACGGCACAACGGGAAATAAGAATGGTATTTTGCTCAGGTACTGTCTTAGCCTTAACGCTTACATATTGTGTATCTGCACCAGAAACCAATCGGAAACTTTGTGATGTCCCATCACGCATAACAATTGTTACACCGTCATGCGTTGAATTTGATCCTTGTTTAATTGGGAATTCAGAGACATTGATATGGACATCGTTTGACTTTTCACAGTGTGGGCAAAACATTTGATACTCACGGTTTTCACCGTACGTTGCTTTCACCGTAGCCAAGAACAGCATGTCTCGGTCACCAATAATTAGGTTGTCAATAACCGATGGGTTATCTTCAATTTTGATGTTTCCGATACTGGCAACACTGCGCTTAAGCAATGCTGACATGTACTTAGCGTACAAGTAGTCATCATCGGACTCCATTGAAGCAAGGGCTTCCTCGTCTTCACCAGTAAGTTCTTTTACTGTAGCGAGTGTTTCCCACTCCTTAGTTTCAGGGTTTTGAACACCCCTGAACAACTCAATGGTCGTTTCAGGGGCGTTCTCAATCCGTGGAACTGGGTCCGTCATTGCGGCGTTTACTGCTGCTGCTTCCGATTGTGTAGACATTTATTCTCCTAGTTATTAAATATGTTATTTAGTTATATGCGTCAATATTTGCAATCTCATCTTGCTTCCATGCAACATGGAAACCTTCGTGGTGCATAACCATTGACTGTACCATGATTCCGTTGTCACCAGCGTTGAGATCGCTAAGTGCATACGTTCCAGGCCATGCGTTGAACAATTTGTAAGCCAACTTTACGTTTCCTGGCTTAATGTTTACTGAGCCACCATCGCCACTGTCGTACGAGTAGTTGGTGTCTCCACCTTGTACTTGACCAGTAAATGGGTGATCGTAAATCTTTACAATGATGTTGCAACGGTAATTAGCGTCATCACCAATTGATCCGCCATCAAATCCACCTACACCACCGCTAACCCATGCATGCATGAACTTTTGCCATTTCCAAAGAGCATCTTGGTTAGCAAACGCACCTCGTGCAAATGATACTGGTGGGAAGTCAGTAAGACCGATCATCTTGTGGGTGTGTGTATTCATACCACCCTCACGGTAAGGGATTACTTCGTTGTTAACGGCAAGACCGCCCATTGAAGCGAATCCTAGGTCACCAATGCCAGTTACCAACTGCTTGAGTCGGTCATCCAACGGAACAAAGTTAACAGTGAACTTAAAGTTACGTAGTGGATCAGTGCGTGTTGTTTTTGCTTGTAATGCCATGATTTCTCCTAGGCGTTAGTAGTTACGGATGAACCACCAGTCCACTGACTGATAGTAATTACAATGAATTCAGCAGGAGACTGCAAAGCGACTCCGATAGTTACGTTTACTTTTCCGTCTTCAATATCTGCTTGCGTGTTGTTTGTTGAGTTACAGATTACGTAGAATGCTTCGCTAGTCGTCTTACCTTTAAGACCCCCAGTTCCCCAGAAGGTGGTAAGAAGAGCCGAAACACGAACAGTGATGTCTGACCACAAACGCTGATCGTTTGGCTCAAACAAAGCAAACTGTGTCTTAGCCTTAACAGCATCCTTAAGGTAGTTCAACGAACGGCGAACCGTGATGTACTTTTCAGAAGTGTTACGGGCAAGTGTACGTGAACCATTGATGATTACACCAACACCAGGTACTACGTTAAACAAGTTAATTTGACTTTCCTTGTAAACAGTTCCTTGCTGAGTCTCGGTGAGGTTTCCAACAAGACCGTATACGTTACGGATGTCCAATGAGTAACCAGCAGGTGCTTTTGAAACACCACGGGCGATCTCTGAGCGAACCATTGCACCAACTACTGCACCACCAGCATAGGTGTTGCGGATTGCAGCAGCACCAGTCTTCTTAGGATCAAACATCTTAAGTGCTGGTCCGTAAACTGCTGCGTAACTTGACTTGGTGTATCCCGATACAGCACTCTGCAATTGGTCTGCTGTTGTAGCGGTAAGTGGGGTGTCAACAATAAGCATTGAGTTTCCACGTGTTTGCATTACCGTAATGGCATTGTTAATAATTGTTGATGAGGTTTGACCCACCAAGTTAAACAATAGTCCAGATGTAATTGTTTCATGAGACTCAACAGCGTTTTCCCAGTCAGTTGCGTCAATTGCGCCTCCACCCTCAGAACCGTTTGTAAAGGATGTTGTTGCAACATAGTCGTTAGCAGCAATCCCAGTTACGGTAAGGGCGGCTCCAGCAGCAACAGTTGCTACTGTTGATGCACTTACGTATGATGAGTAAAGATCAAGAACTGTATCAATGTACCGAACATTTTCTGGATCAACGGACAGGTTGTTCCAGCGTTCTACTTCAACACTGTTCAACTTTACAGTAAGGGTAAACAACGAATCCTTGGTGACCTTTGGGGTTGTTTCTGGGGTAGTTAATGTTTCTGGATCAAAGGTGTAATCAACAGTTAGGTCGTTACCCCATGAACCTGCTGATTTAGTTACCAACAGAACAAGGTTTCCAAGACTTCCACCAGTTGGCGTGGCAGTCAATGCACTCTGTGCAATTGTTGCGGTTGCGTCAATAACACGAGTAACGTATGCAGTTTGACCACCGTTAGCGAAGTAGTGGTAAACGGCGTAACCTAGATCATAGGCATTGCTCAAATCACCGAACAAACTTGTGTACTGGTTCCATGACGTAATCAGTGTTGGGGTGGTCGGACCACGGTCTGCAAGACCAACAAATGCAGCAGCAGTTGGTCCGTTGGTTGTTTGAATGTTAGTTGCAAACGTACCTTCCTGTACGTATACTCCTGGGCGTTCGTATGCCATTATTGCTCCTAAAAGTTAGAGGGAATTAAAAAAACTTACGGGTTAAAAACATAGGTCTGAGGGATAATTGTACTACTAATTTCTTGCACGGATTGAGTTCCTTGCAGTTGATCAAGCGTTAGATGCGTGATCTCTGCTGACATCTTGAGAGTTAATACCTTACGGAATATGCGCTTTCGGTAACCCGACTCCATATCCAGTAAGTCTGCGTTGGTCCAGTCAAGTAGGTCAAAACGGCGAACCGTATTGTCTGCTTGTATTTGGATAGAGTTCCAACGAAATGGGGCAACCCTAGACATGATCCCAGCAGATAACTGACGGTCATGTAGGGCAGAACGTGAATAAATAGACACCTGGTAGAGTAAGTCTACGGGGATAAAATCATCTGCTATAACAAACTGCCCAGCCGATGCAGAGGTAGCACTTGCTGAAATGTGATCAGCCTCGCTAGGCCAGTAGTCAAAGAATGCTGGGTGGTCTACGAACATGTCGCTTTCTGTGGTGTCTGCGTAGATAAGGACATCAGAATGCTGACGCTCGGTAGCGTGAAGAACGTCAATAAGTTCAATAGTGACAAATGGATATTCTCGCTCTGTTTCCCCTTCTGGGTATCGGAAGAAAACCTTTACTGGGCGGCGAGCATTACGATCATCGGTTACGTATAAGCCACTAAAACGAAGTTTAATAGCCTCGTCTTCGGCAAGGAGAAAACCAGTTCTCATATTCCGCCGTTTGTTCCTGTGAGTTTATCTAGGTCTTTGTTGATGCGCTTGGTCAAACGGGCAGCACCTTGAATGCATTGTTTACGCAGTATTGACCTAGCAGGGGGGCCAAACTCTAAAGCCGTGGCTTTTTGTCTAGATTCTCCAGTTACCTTATAGGAAAAGGTTTTATCTGATTTGTTGTAAGTGATATTAAAGTCATTTACTAATTCAGCATACTGGGCTTCATCGGTAATCAAGGCTTCTTTGGCTACCTTGACTTCAGCCTCAACTGCTCGGTTTACAATCTCGCCTAAGTATTCTTCTAGATTTAGCATTAAATCACCGTAAAAAGCAATGGGTGAAGCGGTTCCCTGAACGTACTTATGCGTAGCAGAACTAAGGTTAATCTTGGTTTTAGGTTTGCCAGCCATAGGCACTCCTTAGTTCTAGGCGATGTTTGCATGCCGCACGGCATGCTTTATTAGTTTACCAGGAATGTAGGGAGTGTTGAAGGCCAAGGAAGATCATTGACTGACATCTCCTCTGGACCTGGATCAAAAGGCATTTCTTGATCAATATAAACTTCAATGCCTTCAACAACGATTAGTACATCGTCAGTTGCACGACCACGAACTCGGTACATTGACACTGCGTAATAACGACCATCATAAAAGAACATGTCATTTAAATGGTTTTGGTATTCAAATGGATTAGTTAGACCAGCATCACGAGCATCTTGAATAGACAATACGGCGTTTACAATTTGAACAGGCTGGCGACCTTCAGGGATTGCTCTCTTGGTGTCTTCAGTTTCTGTAACCATAAGTACAGGAAGGGTTATCCCTTTTGCGTAAGTCTTTCCACCTGCCCCAGCATTTCCTTCGTCATAGATATCGTCAATAGTGCTTCCAGATTCAAAGTCAATAAACTCAAACCAGGTGATGTGCTCACCTACATGGCGGTGGTATTGCCGATAATGCTTTCGTATTTGCCCAAGTTCTCTACGGGAGTCCATGAGTTACCAGCCAACGACTGCTGCGGTTGAATTCCCCTGTGGAGGTTCTAGTTCAAGGTATACGTTTTCACGCATAGGTTCTTGAGTATCTTCAATAACAATATCTCCATGATTAATTTCAGGCCATTGACGCTCAAGTGGGTTCATGTCGCCAAGTTCACGAGCACGGTAGATAGGTACAAGGTATCCAGTTGTGCGAGATACACGGCGAAGATTCATGATCTCAATACGCTCAAGACCGATGTTTAGAGCACGAGCCTGCTGCTGATAGTTACGGGTCCAATAATCCAACATGGATTGAACCATTCGGAAACGCTGGCTGGCAGGGATATGCACGGACTCTGAAGTCGTTACGTCAATGTCACGGCTGTATTCAGTAAGCAAACCCCATAAGGTTTCAACCACAGTAGCCATTCCAATGGTGTCATAAATAATTGGCGTAAAGTTCTCTAAGTGAACATCAATGTTGTAGGTGTGCTGCTCAATAGCATGTGCAGCAAAATACTCAAGGTCTTTAGGGAGTACCCATTCAAAGTAATACCCTTCAACCATTACCTTTGTATTTGCTGGAAGTGAGCGGTTAAAACGAAGAATACCGTTACGCTCATCTAACGAATAATAGGTTGATGCACTAGTATTTGAGGTAACTTCTACAGGGTCATTTCCTGATGTATATGTAGCCACCCATAGGCTTTCAGCCTGGATGTTTGGGCTACCTAGTTCGTAAGTACGCCCAATGGCATCAAAAGATACTTGGAAGAATTTAGGGTAATCACGAAGGAACGTACGAGCAATTCTCGTAATCTTATCCATTGTCTCTTGGGTGTAGTTAGCGTACATAGATAAAGTTTACTATTGATCCGCAGAGCCTGTGCCAGGAACTGTCTTCTGCAAGTCTTGACCAATCGCAGGTTGTTGTTCACGAAAACGTGGAATGTGAACTCTACGAATTTTTGTAATGTCTAATACAGAACCAGCAGGTTTAGGTAACTCTGATACGTAAGGCTCTCTTTCAGCCATTAGATACCTGCAAACAAAAATGGGTGAAGTGGATCTTCACGTACTCCTTCATACTTAGCAAGGTTTTGCCAAGCGCTATCTACGTATACGTATAACGATGATTGTTCAGTTGCAGGTGCTGTACCTGTACGAATGTACAAGTCACCTTGATCTGCTGCTTCAGATGGGATACCAGTACCAGTTCTATGTGCCATGTTTAAGAACATGCGCTTATCAACAACACTCAATGTATTAAGTGTTAAACCAGACTTCCTGTAGATTGCATACAAAGGAAGTTGGCTAGATGAAAGTGTTGGGAAGATTGGGTTAGTTGAACTAGCCGTTCCTTTAACTACACCATATTGGAAAGTGTTTGCATCAATACGGGTTACAACAAGTATGTCAAATCTTGCATCTGCTTCAGGGGCATCAAAAACTACGGTGCTTGCTGACACATACCCGTAATGATTATTTACATAAACATATGAAGCAGTTAACGCAGCAGAACCGTTGTCTGCTGAATAGACAGTAATGTCTGCACCAGAAAGTACACCGTAGTTGTGATTACCAAGGATTTTAAAATCAAGAGAATCTGGTTCTGCTTGATCAAGGCTCTGGATTGTTACTCCGTACTCGCTTGCATTAGGTACTGTAAATCCAGCCATTTAAACCTCAGAGGGTGTCGTAGATGTTGCCGTTCTTCTTTAGGTATTCAAACAATCCACGAGGAAGTTTATAACGATGACCGTCATTAAAGATCCAAGTGTCTTGACCCCAAAACATTGTCCAAGAACCTTTAACACGAGCGCTAACTTCACTGCTCTTTAATGAGGTTTCTTTTACTTCTGTATCAGGGATTTCCGAAACAAAAAGAACATCTTCTTCTTGCTCTACAAATTCTTGAACTACTGATTTCTTACGTGCTGCCATTTTATTCTCCAATTGAAAGGGGTTGGGGGAGTCGGGTTTTACCCCGACCCCCCAATACTAGTTGACTTAATTACGAGGAGGAAATTGATCCGCCCTTGGTGTTCAACAATACACGTGATTCATGCGTGATCATGCCGAAGCCCCAAATTGCGTACCAAGCAAGTCCATGCTCACGACCGAAGTCAATTACGCCACCGTCACGGAGTTCAACTGGCAATGCAATTGCATGTCCAAATGCGTTGTCTCCAATCATGATTGCGTTGTACGAGTCTGCGTTCATTGCTTGCGTACCCGATGCTGAGTTGTCAATGTCTGCTGGACCTGTGTTCTTTGCAACCTGTGTGGTTTCAATGAATACTACGTCATACAGACGACCAATTTCACCAAGCATGAAGTTGCCAGGTGCAGCGTACTTGGTTACTTCAATGAATTCAGGCCAGTCACGGAGCGCACGGCTCTGTGATGGGTGAACGAAGCAAACATAAGTGTCGCCAAGACGTGGGATGTTCTGACCAGCAAGAATTTCAACTGCATCCTTAATGGTTGCAGGTGAGAGGTAGCCTGGGTTGCTTGCGTCACCCAATACACCACCATCGTATGGGGCGATTGAACCACGAGTTGAACCAAGTGTCTTGCGACCAAACACTACGTTTGGTGGTACTGCTGCACCGCCACCGAATGGGATTGCGGTCTTGTACAAGGTGTTGCGAGCCTGAATGTCCATAGACTGTGCCATGTGACGACCAAGCAAGCGGCTTGACGATGCCATAACGTCATCAAATGATGCGTTAAGGAGCAACTCAGTAACTGCAAGAGCCTGACCTTGTTCACCAACGGTGATTTGAATCTGTGATGCTGACAGAGCAACTGGCTCCATACGCACACCTTCATCAAGGGTTGCTCCTTCGGTCTGATCTACTGCAAGGTTGCTGTAACGCATGAAGTTGATGGTCAAACCAGGCTGTACGCCAAGTTCGGTCTTCTTCACTGCAAACTGTTCAAAGCGCAGAACAGGCATTGCCTGGAACAAGATTTCCTTGGACCAGATAGTTTGAATTGCTGGGGATAGAGCGGTGTCGCTACTGTAACCAGTTGAACTGATGTTCGCTGTTGCAGTAATCGCACCGCCTGCTGGTGCTGGGAATGCCATGATGTCTCCTTAAGTGACTATGGATAGATTATTTAAAAACGACCTTTAGGTCGTGAACTTAAAAGCCTGTCTCGCATTTTAACATACTGGTCCATTGTCATGTTTCGGATATCCTCCGCATTCAATGTTTGGTATTCCGTTTGAGTTTCCATTGGCCCAACAGATGGAGCCGTTACCGACACACCTTTAACACGACTCGGTTGAGTCGCTTGTTGGATACTCTCAATGATAGCAGCACTGCGCTGACGAAGGATTTCCACTGATGCTTCAATCTCTTCTGGCGTGTTTCCTGCTACGAGATCAATCAGTTCTGGAATGATCTCATCTTGAGACTCGTGTACACGGCGCTGGCGGTAGGTTTCAACCTCACGCAACTGGCGCTCTTTATCTAGAAGGGCAGACTGCGCTTGGCGTTCTGCTTCAATCTGAGCAAAGCGACTCTGCCATTCTGCATCAACATTCTTAATCTTGACATTGAATTCATCCTCTGTTCGCTTGAGAAGTTCTTTAGCACTAAGTTCATCAAACTCACGTTGACGGCGGATTTCTTCTTCCTTACGGGCAATTTCCTGCGCCTCACGGATAGCCTTCTCACGGTCTTGGGCGAGTGAAGTTACTTGCTCTTCCATCGTCTTGTAGCGGTTTTCCGCTTCTTCAATACGCTTGTAGAGTTTGTCTTTCTCTTGCTTACGGATGTTTTCTACTTCGTCTTCAGTGAAGACTTTGCCCTTTGGGGCAACTATGTTTGCCTCCGCATGGAAGGCTTCTGTAGCCTCCACAGGGATGACAATTTCGTCATTACCTTTTGCCATGATTTTCTCCTAAGTGTTGTTTAGCAAATATTGA